TTGCGCCCATCCCGCGAGAGGACATCATACAAACCTGCCTTTGGTCTTGCCGCGCTTTTCGATACCACCGCCGCGCACAGCGCCACCCTTGGCGTAGGCTTTCACCTTGCCGCCCTTCTTCATGCCCATTTCTGCCCCGCGCTCGATGACATCGCGCACGTAGTCCTCTTCCGCCCTTCGACCAGCCACTTGCGCAGCCTCTCGCTCTGCCTTGACCCTTGGATAGCGCCAAGGATTGGCAACGGGTGAAAGATCAAAAGCAGGGGCTTCTCGCGCCGCTGGGGCGGCAGCACGCTCTGGAGCGGCCCTAGACGCAAGAGATCTTGCGCCAGTCGCAAGAGACCGCGCTCCAATCGCCCCGGGGCCGGCGATCATCAACTCGGGATAAACGGGTTCAATGGCATCGCGCCCGGGTCGCATGAGATCTTCTCTGCGCCGCTTTTCCGCCAAGTCGGACTCAAACTCATCGGCCCGTTTGCGCGCAGCCATCATAGAGCGAGCGCCTGCGCGTTCTTCCGAAGTGCCAAACGGGGACTTCTCCTTTGGAGGCGTTACCCGCATAACCGGATCTTGGCCGCGAGCACGCTGGTCATACGCCGAACGCGTTTCAACAGCAGGCGTTTCTTTCTTCGGCTCAGCAGACTTCGACTCAGGGGTCTTGCGTCGAACAAGACCCTTGTCCGCATTCAGCAGATCTCGAAGTTCTTTGTCCTGGCCGAATTGACGCCGGAACTGTTCAAGTTCGGCGGCAGAAACAACGGACCGCCCGCGCGAGTCTTGAGGCCGATTCGGCTGAGGCTTCCATGCCATGTCACACCATCCTTCCCTTGGTATGGCCTTTTCGAACGCAACCGTCAGCGCGGGTCACTCCACCCTTGGCGAGCTTCTTGACCGAAGCCTTGGGAGGGGGAGGCGGCATCGGGTCCGAAGGACCGATCCCCGGACCACCGTAGTCGCCGCGCTTGATCTTGCGCTCGGTGGTGAGGCCCTCTTCATGGTAGTCCGCCATTTCTTCAGCGGTAGCGCCACCAATCCCGGCGGAACGTCCGCCACCAACTTCTTTCTTGGCCATCAGCACTTACCTCCACTCTTCATGGCCATAGCGCCGGCCATCTTGGGCATCTTGGCCTTGGTGCGGCCCTTCTGCTGGACCGTGTGTTCACCATGAGGGCGCAAGCCTCCCGCAGTGACCTTGCCCATATTGGACGGAGCCATGCCGCCGTTTGCCATACGTTTCGTCTTCATGTCGCCACCTTCCGAGAAAAGAGCCATTTTCCCGCGATGGGTTTCTGGCCGGTTGATCGCTTGAACATCCGCACGCGATTTGGCGCTGGGACCGCTTTTGTGAGCTTTAGGCCCAACAAACTTCTCGGCCACATCTTTGCTGACCCCAGCCTTCTTTGCAAAAGCCGGATTGTGAGCCACAGCCTGCATGAAGCGTTCCTGCTTAGCTGATTTGACCGGCATGGGATTTTGTCCTCAAAGTGTCGATCTTGGCTTCAATTCTGTCAAAGCGTTCAATCAGCTCTTTCATGTCCTGCCGGAACTCAGATCGAGTGATGTGATCCCGAGCCACTTCCTCACGCGTTCTGTTGAGCAGGATGCTGATTCGGTCGAGTTCTTTGAACTTCGCAGTCATAAAGAACCCCACGATGCCAAGGAGCACTGTCAATACAGTGTTCCAAACCGCTACGAAATCCATTCACTGTGTCTCCTCAGCAGTTCCACGCCCGGAGAGACTTGTTGATCCGGCTGTTTGGATCGTTTGCCGTCTTGGTGCTTGTGAGCTTCTTCTTCATGCCCTTCATCCGAGCACAGAAGGAATCGCGCCTGGGACCACCTTCCGGCTGCGGGGCCTTGAGCCCCGGCTTCCCAGGATTGGCCCGGTTGTAGCTGGCACGCCCCTTGGCGTTGAGCCCGCCAGCCTCGGATTTGCCTTCCTTACGCTGCCATGCGGGGGACTTCGCCATATTACGCCTGCGCTTCTTTCCAGTTGATACGCGCCAGCATGGTCACAGCCGAGGCCGTGGTGTTGGTGGCGACAATGTAAAGAATGTCAGGACCATCGGGGTACAGGCCAGCCTGCGAAGTGGGAACCGTGTTGCTGATACCGCCGCCCAGGATGGAGTTGCCAAGATCCCGAACGTTTGACAGGTCAAGCGAGTTGACACCGTTTGAATACAGCGCGGTTACCGATTCGCCCCCGGAGATCGTCGCCGTGTTGCTGGTGTTTACAGCAACCTGTGCAAGAGACGACGAGATCTGAGTTCCCGTTGCAACCGATACAAACGAGCCGCTGAAGCCGGTGACGGTTCCGTTCAGGATCAGGTTGATAAGCACTGCCCCCGATGTCACAGCGGCCATGTCGGTCAACTGCAACTGAGAGCGGTTGATGACCTCTTTGACGCCAAGCAGACCAATGGTGCCGTTGTCCACCGAAGGCGCAATCCGGATCGCCATGATGGGAACCGTAGTGCCCGCGTTCAGGCTGATGGTGGCTGTCGTGCCGTAGTTGAAGATCAGCGACTTGTCGTCGTTGAACTGCCCGTCCATGATCACAGACGAACCCCAGTGCGACAGGGATGCGTTCGTATCCGGGGAGGCGTACTCGACCTGGACCGGAGCGGTAGCGCTGAAGGTGAACGTCTGAGCAGACAACGCACCACCAGCTTGCGCTCGGCTTGAAATGACCAGCGAGCTACCCGTGATTGAGGAGTAGGCGATGTGTTCAACCGCCCCGCCAGACCCTGCGGCCTGGACTCGAACAACCCCAGACGGAGCGAAGCCAGCCGTACTGGCCACCGAGATAGTACCGCCAACCCCAGTACCGCTGGACAGCGTGCTGGTCAGAATGGTGGTTGGGGTAATACCGTTCGATTCGTAGTGCGCCGGAAGGTTGCCCGAACGCATGTACGCTTCGTATTGGACGTTGTTGTTGGTGAACTGGAAGACGTAGGTGATCTGGCCCTTGCTTGTACGCAGACCAAACCGCGAGAAGCCTGCACCGTACCACGAGTAGTCGATGTAGAACATCTGCATACGGGTGAGGTCCAGCGTATAGCCAGACGGCCCCGTACCATCCAACGGGTCAATCCACTGAGAACGCGGAACCCGAAGATCGACGGTCTTGGACACAAGAGCGTTAGAGATCGTTGAGCCCCGGTACTCCGGGCTGATAAACATCGAGGTATCGCTGGCAATCGTCACCACCCGGTAAGACTGCCCCCGAATGACGATGAAATCACCAGGGCGAAGCTGGGTGCTGAATTGCGTACCAGTGCCGGTCACGGCGGCGCTGTTCTGTGTCACAGATACAGAGCCATTGATCTGCGTCACGCTATTGCGCCACACAGCATACATGGTCTGACCGTCGTACTCAAAGAACAGCCCGTTCTGCTGGTCAAAGAAACCAACCCGCACGGTAGAACCGTACCAGTTGGTCGGACTGACCCGGATTGGATAGCCTGTCGCCGGAGAAACGCCCGGGGCGGCACGCATCGTGTATGTAAACGTGGTTGGAGACGGAGTTGATGCAATTACGAAGGAGCCGTTGTAGGCGCCTTGCTCCACCCCACGAATCTCAACCGTGCAGCCAACCGCAAGGTTGTGTGCATACCGGGTCGTGACCGTTGCCGTCGTACCGGACGACGTGATGCTGGTGGTCACCAGAACCGGGCACAGCGAAGTGCCGGTCGAGAACTGGATGCCCTTGCCTGACTGATAGCGGAAGTAGCGGCGAGTTTGACGGATCAACTGACTGTTCGGAACAGTCGCACCCGCAGAGAACGCCACGCCGCCATCAAAGGTGCGGGACTCAACATAGCCAGCAGGTCGTGCAAACAACACGCTGGTGCCAGCGGAGTTGGTGATAGCACCACCGGCCACAGCACCGTTGGAGTTCACAAAGGTGAACGTGTTGGCCGTTGGGGTTGTAACCACAACCTGCGCACCGTTGATGATGGTGCCGCTACTCGTGGTGTTGATGATGTAGATCAACGCCCCGGCGGACAGGCCGTGCGGGTTCGAGGTCGTGCAGGTAACGGTGGTGGTGCCGTCAGTGGTGAAGGCGTTTGCACCGATCTGAATGCCGCAACTCGAATAGAAATACCCGCGATAGACATACGTCAACGCAGCGCTGTAGCAGTTGGACGCACCCACAGCAGACGACGTGATCACCGTCATCGTGTTGGTGCCACCAGCCGCCGTGAACCACCAGCCATTTGCGGCAGAGTCAGTCGCGTTCTGGATGTAGATGGTGGTGTTTGCCGGGACCGTGAACGTCCCAACAATGGTGACCGTCGTGCCAGAGCCAGTGATCGAGGTCACCGTCAGGGGCTGCTGGGGGATGAGATACACGCTCTGCCGATTGTTTTGCAGAGCGATGGATTCCCACTTCGTCGGTTGCTGACCATATTCAAAGTCAGTGTCGATCAGCGACTGCGGAGACGAAATCCGCATCTTGCCAACCGGGTCTTGAGCGCCGGGGGCAGCAGTGAAATAGGGCGAGACAGCGCCAGAATCAACCTTGCCCGTGATGGGCTGAGACTTGTTGGTGATGGCGTCAACTACGGTCCAACCAGACATAGCGGCTCCTTAGATTCAAAGAAGGGGGCCGGAGCCCCCTTGTTGTTCAGCCTGCTCAGTCGAAGTTACCGTACGGGTACGCGGTAGCCGATCCCACATTGCCGTCAGGCTGCATGTATCGCACAGTGAAGTACATCGTGCCTGCATTCAACGTCGTCATGCTGGTGCCAGCAATCGAGATCGTGAACACAAGCTGCGACACGTTGGCCTGCCCGTTGGGGGTCAGAATGTCGGTAGACGAAGAGAACTGATTCGCCAACTGCGTTCCGGTGAACGTAGACAGCGCCTGCCGCCCGACTGCCGAAATCGTGCCAGTAGCAGCATAGGTCGGCGTTCCACCTTGGACCGTGTAGTTGTTCGACACGTACACGGTGATCGTGCTGATCGAACCAGAGGCCACGGTCGGCACAACGCCAACATCAACAAAGAAGTCGTTGATGTCCGATCCGGTCGGCAGATAGAACACGAAGCCACGATAGATCTGGGTCGCGCTGTCTGCGGGAATCGACGTAGCTGACAGGACCGGACTGGTCGAGGACGGCGTGTAAACCGTTACTGCCGTATTGGCAAACGTCTGCCCGTCCGTCACGAACTGGCCAGAAGCGCCACCGTAGTTTGCGGTGTTGGCCGTGGTGTTGGTCAGCACCATCGCGCCGGACTGAACCAGTTCAGAGCTGCCGATGTTGCGGAACGGGGGAAAGCGGTTGTCGCCCGAAAGGATCGGGCCTTCAAAGGTGGAGCGTCCCATGATGATTCCTCATGCAAGAGTTCCCGTACCAATCGTTGCATCGTCTGCTGGGCCAGTCCGGTACGGGTTAAATCCCAGGTCTGTTTAACTATAGCCCAAAAGAAAAGGGGGCACAAGGCCCCCCTTTGAATGACAGATGAACCGCGATCAGTAAGAGCCCGAAGACCCGAACATGCCCAGCGGATCCGACCAGCCGAACGAATAACGCTCGCGGGCCTTGTACCGGACGTTGCCGGTATCGAAGTCGCCGTCCATGCTGTTTTGCAGCGGGGTACGGACGAAGTGCTTCAGGCCGTTGGGAACGTCCGTGGTCAGGAACCACGCGTTCGTATCGGTCAGGAAGTGGTTGACCGTGTAGCCTTCCGGAACAGCGCCGTTGTTCTTCAGGGCGTTGATGTCGTTGTTGTTCGTGCCGACACGGAGTTCCGTCTCAAGCAGGCGAGTGGCAACGAACATCAGGGCCGGCGGAACAATCAGCTTCTTCGGCTTGGCGGCAATCAGCAGATTGCGCTCATCGGTCCAGGCTGCGATCTGAATGACTGCGGCCTCCAGAGAGGTTTCATTCAGGTCAGCCTGGGTCGAAGGCGTATTGCTGTTGGTCGCGCCGCTGGTGAGCGGGTGAGCCGTCGAGAACAGCGCAACACCGTCACCGCCAACGTAGCCAGCCGAGAAGCCGTTGTTCAGAACGGCGGCGGCCTTCACTTCCTTGGTGTACGCCATGCCACGGGCCAGAGCCTTGGTGTAGCGAGCCGAAAGCGAGTCATAGAGGTTGTCCTCGATGGCTTCTTCCGTCAAGCTGAAACCCATTGCAATGGTTTCGTGGTTGTAGCGGGCCGTCCAGGCTTCCTGCGCATTGTCATACGCAATCGCCTGACCTTCCGGCTTCACCGGAGCAGCAGAGAAACCCGAGAGCTTCGTCTCTTCTTCGAAGCTACGCTCCGAAGTTTCGACCTCATAGATTTCCTTGTGCTCCTGGCCGTAGCGGGCGTACTCCAGACCGAACAGAGCGTTCAGGCCAGGAAGGAGTTCCTTGAGTAGTTGGGCACGAGAGATGGCCATGATCTAACTCCTATCAGGCGGTGGTGCTGGAGTAGTAGCCGTGGCTCAACAGGTTCGGCTTGACCAGAATCTCGGGATAAACCGTGAAGATGATGGTCGAACTCGAAGGAATGTTGGTGCCAGAGCCCAGGACGTTCGGCTGAGCGTTCAGCGTCAACGAAGTTGCCCCCGCCGAAGCCGCAGACGCCAGGAACGAACCCGTCTGAATGATCTGACCGTTGGCGGCCAAATACGCCACGTTCGTGCCCACCGGCAGTGCCGCCGGAGCGCCCGTACCAGTCAGCGTGAGCGTCGTGGAACTGGAGCTTCCAGTGGCCGTGTAGGTAATGGCCGTGTCTTCCACCACACCCACGCAACGCACCGGGAGGATGCTGGTGACAGGAGTGGCGACCGGAGCCAGAACAGCGTTGCTTGAGTTGCCGGTGTTGACGTTGCCGGTGCTGTTGTCAATCATCGACAGGTTATTGCCGATCATCGCAACTGCACCGGAAGCCACCACCGTGGTTGCAGAACACACAACCGCCTTGAAGACCGTGTCCGGGTCTTCGCAGACATAGGCCGTGCAGTCACCAGCCAGCGTGCTGGCGGGCCAGAACTGAGCGAATTGCTTCTGCTTCGTCTGTGGGTTGGTGTAGGTGCAACCGAGGAAAATGCCCGTGTAGGCGTTTGAACTCGTGGTTGCGCCAATAGCAGCACGCAGAAGCATACCGCCGGGGGCAGATGGGGAAACACGGACAAAGTCGCCGTAGAAGATGCTTGTACCGTACCCGTACTGAATCGGGTACTGACGAACACCACCAGCGAACACCTGACCGCCGATCAGATTGATCGGCTTTAGCCCGTAAGGGGCCGGGATCTGGGGATAGGGCATGGTAGCCTCCGAAAAGGATTACTTTCCAGTGCCAAAGCTGGTCGAGGACTTGCGCTCCCTGAAGAGCGGCATCCGCGAATCGCTTTGACGCATGTAGTTGTTGTCCACAGCTTCCGTCTGAGCGTTCGTCTTCGCATCGATAGCCTGGGCTCGCTGCTTGAGAAACTCAGTGGGCATCTTGCACAACAACAGACCGCCGATCTCAATGTGGTCCTTGTATCGGCTTTCACGGTCAATGAAGAACCTGTACTGCGGCTGCTCCTCAACAGGAACCGGCTCCCACCCCTCGCGCAGCTTGCCCGAGATGTTCCTCGGATCAGCGCTGTTCAGAATGGAGACTCGGACCCAACGATACGAATACCCTGCCTGCTTGTCGGGCTCGGGCAACATATCGGCGTCCACCCACTGCTTCGGACGTTCTTCGACCTTGCGGGCTTCTGCTTCTCGGGGTTGACGGTTTTCAGCCATTTGCATTCTCCAGTTTCAAAGCGGCACGGGCGTACTGTTCCGGGGTAAGTCCAAACTTCTTTGCCAGTTGGACTTGGGTTGCCGTCAGCTTGATCTTGTTTGAAGATGTGCTGCGGGTTGCCGGCGCAACAACTGTGCTGGGCTTTGCCTTGGGCTCAGCTTTTGCAGGTTTTTCCGACTCCTCAGCGAAAGCCTCTGGAAATCGGCGGCGCATTGTCTCGTCCAATGTCGCGTAGTAGCTCTCGGTTCCGATTGCGGCACCGGATCGGACCAGCTTTTGGTGTAGCCCGAGCGCTGCCGCAGTCATTTCCTCATCCTGACCGTACCAGGGATTGCGCTGTTGCCAAGCAATGGCCTTCCGGTCGGGTGATGGTGCTTGAACCTGCTGGCGCGTTTGTACAACATTTTCTTCTGTGTGTAAAGCAGGCAACCGGAAGTTTTGCGCTTGCGACAGTTTCCACTGCGCAGCGGTCAGTTCCTGCTGTGCATCCAGCAGTTTGTCGGCGTCGCCGGCCTCATAGGCTTCCTTGTACGCCTTCTTTGCCATCACAAGTTCCGCCTCAGCGGCACTCTTGACGGTCGATGCGTACTCCTTTTCGCCGACGCTCAGCAGATTCTTGATCTTCTTGTTCTCTTCGAGGAGCTTTTGAGCAAAAGCCACAGCTTCCTGCTGCTCTCGAAGGGCAGATTCCTTCTCCCGCCGCTCGTCATGCCAAACCTTGCGCATCTGCTTGAGCTTGGTCTTGACCCCTTCGTCGTAGGAGTCAAGCTCATCCTTCTCAAGCTCCTGCACAAGCTCCTTGGGCATGGGAGCGCGCCCGCGATCCTCGGCAGGGGTGTCGTCTTCGACCTCTACAACAAGGTCATCCGAGGCTTCTGCCTCGTTTTTCTTGTCTTCGATCTCATCGGGGAACTTGAACTCTTCAACGTCCGGCTTGTTCATAGGCATTTTGTCTGCTCCTTGTCAAATCACTTGCGCTTGATGCCACGGGGGTCTTCAACCACACCTTCAACCGTGTCGTCGTTGATGATGCGGAACTCCTTGCCGTGAATCACCAGCCGAGAACCGGCGTGGGGCCTGATCAGGATGAAATCCCCGGGTTTACACCAGGGTCCGCTTGGGAAGCGCTTCTCATCCTTGTAGCAATCCGGACCCAACTTGACCACAAACAGCACCGTGGTCAGCGTTTCTTCGATCCGGATCGTTTCATCAGCCTTGATCAGGCCACTTTCGTGCTCTCGGTCCACCTCCGGCACCGCGCAAAGGATGCGATACCCGGATGGTTCGGGCAATTGCATTGCTTTTTGCTCAGGAGTGGCGTCAGGACGGTACATGCCTACAACTTGAGGATTGCTGGGGTTTGTAGCCAGCAGAATTTCACTCATCCAAGGTCTCCAATCGACGTTTCAGGGCTATGGTGTACTCTTTTGCGGTGAGCAGCCCTCGAATCTCTCCGCAAAGTCGCTTGTAGTCCTCAAAAGTCTCTGCTTTTCCCTCTGCAAGGAACTCTTTGAGTTGCATCAGCTTGTCGTCAAGCTCCTTGAGGAGCATGTCAAACGCGTCCATTTACTTTTCCTTGGGCTTCTGACGGGCAGAAATGCGCTCTTGCATGGACCTGAGCTTCTCTTCATTGGATATTTGAGACATGTGCTTTACACCTTCAAGCAGCATGTCCCGCGCGTGTAGACGCTTTTCCTGCTTCATCTCCGCAACGGCCTTCATGGCGTCCACATTGATCCGGCGGGACTCGTTTTGCTGCATTGCAGCGATCCGCTCCCGCTCAACTTGGATCTGTTGAGCCTTGGCAGCCGCGTCCATCTGGTCCTTCTGGACCTTGCGCTGCTGTTCTGCCTGCTGAATCTGCAATTCCTGCATCTGGATCTGCACCAGCGGGTCTTGCATCTTCTGCTGCGCCTGCTGTTGAGAGACTTGCGCTTGGTTCTGCTGGAGCAAACGCTGTGCAGCCTGGGCCAGAAGCGGTGAAAGTTGAGCCTCCACCCTCGGATCCATGTTTACATCCTCGCCTGCCTCGTCCTTCTGGGGCGGCAAAGACATGCCCAACTGCTGCTCGATCTGCTTGCGGTACTCAAATCCCAGGTGCTCATTGATGTGGGCAAGCATGGACTGCATCAGCGCTTGTGCTCCAGGGTTGTTCTGAAGCAGTTGCTGAATCTTCGGGTCTTGCATCGCCGCCATGTGGACGGTGATGTGGGCCTGATGGTCCTGATACATGAACGCCTTGACCGGCTTCATCATCAGGATGTTCTGGTTCTCCGACACCGGGTCCGTGGGCTTCTGGTCTTCCTCCATCGGCACCAGCTTCTCGGCGTTCTTGATGCCGAGAACTTCAAGCATCTGCCGGTGAAGCAAGGGCATGTTGTAAAGCTGGGGGCTTGCCTGCGCCAGTTGAAACACGGCCTGATACTGGACGATCTTCTGCGCCATCGTTGATGCGTTCGGATCGCTGACCGGGATCACATCAACGTCGTCGTAGTCCGATTTCTTGGCGCGGCGGTCACCCTCATCGGGCTCGTAGTCGTACTCCTCGGGCGTATAGTCCCGAATGATGTCCCTCAGCAGGCCAAGCTCCTGCTTCATGGAGAAGTGGATACGCGCCTGCACCGCGCTCATCGTCTTGAGGGTGCGCTCAAGGATCGCCAGGGTCGTGCCCACAGGGGTCTGGGCCGACATGTCGCTGATCTGAAGATCTGCGGTGTTGGCAAAGCGCCTGCCCTCTTCAATGATCTTGTCCATCAACCCGGCAAGGGTCTGAGACGGCTCCTTGTAGGGAAGCGGCAGAAGGTTGTCCCGCAGAACTCCCGACGGGATATCGACATCTCTCCACTCCCCAGGGGAAATGGGGGTGTCGTCACCCTTGACCCGCATACCACGGGTCTTGAAGCCGCCCGGAAGGTTGGACAGGGTGCCCGCATCGACAAGCTGCCGAAGCAAAGAGGTGCCACTCTTTGCATAAGCGCCGATCAGATGGATCAAACCGAAGTGGTAGAACCCAAAGCCAGGGATGTACCCGTAATGGACGATGTGGGTCCGCTTCTGCTTGCTCTTGTCCTCCGGCCTCCAGTTGCGCCGGACAGCCAGAACTTTCGCAGACCCCTTCTCGATGGTGACGATGTAGGGCAGCTTGATGCCGTTTTCATCCTCGTAGCCGGGAAGATCCAGTTCAACGTGCATCTCAAGCAGCTTGAACCGCTCATCAGACGTTGCCCGAAAGCCCAGCTTTTCGGCAATCTTCTTCTCGATGTCATCAAGGATGTTCTGCGGCTCACCAAGATCAACATCCCGGTAGAAACCTGCCACTTGAAGACGCCGAAGTTCGTTCTCCGTCTTCCTCATTACATGGGTTACGCGAGGAGAAGAGGCTAGATCTGCCGCGCCATATGGCACAACAATATCTTCTGCCGGAACGAACATAGATACTTGCCGATCAAGATGTGGGTCGTAATAGACCTTCTTGAACGCATTACCGGCTAGTCCTAGTCCCCACAACATCCGCTCATGTTCAGGACGATATTCCGTCATAATATCCATGAGTTGATGATTCATGTCCTCCCGGACACGCTCTGCGGACTCCTTCTTCTCCGGAGTCTCCTTGCCGATGATCTTGGTCTTCACCGGGCCGGCAGCCGGGAAGGTGCTCATCATCGTCTCTGCCTGGAACTTCACCAGCGCTTCTGCGAGCATGGGGTGGTAGACACCGCAGGCTCCTTCCCAGGGCTCGGAGCGCTCTTCGATCTTCAGGCCGAGAAGCTCCAGACCATCCACGTAGGTCTGCATCCAGTCTTTCCGGCTGGACAGGTCGTCCGTGTAGTCTTGGAGAAGCTCATTTGCCAGTGATTCGAGGGCGCTTTTGTCCATCTCCTCGGCAAGGTTTGCGTCGAACTCGTCGCTGGTCTCTGCCTGTGGGGTGAGTTCAATCTCAAGACCGCCCACTCCAATGGTCACCGAGTCTGGGTTCTCGATCTCGATCTCCAGAGGCTCGCCCATCTCCGTATTCATGCCCGGCAAATTGGGTGCCATGAGCCCTTGAGGGGCGGCGTAGAAAGACTTGTCGATGGCCATTTAAGAACCTTTCAGTAATACGAAACGGGCCGGCGGTAGACAAACTCATCCTGCTCATCCGTTTCAACACTGATGAACCCGCCCTGTCTAAACCGCATCAGAGCCTGACTTGCAGAGTCTACAAGGTCATCATGGTCGCCGTGTGGGAAAGCTGCCATCTGTTCGGCAACCTCTTCTGCCCACTTCATATCCGGCCTCCAGACAACGCCAGAGGCAAACAGGTCCGCAATGGCGTTTACCCGCGCAATCTTGTCCTGCCCCTTGTACGGTGTGTACTCAGCCAAGGGAATCCCAACCTTGCGCATCTCATAGATCAAAGGAGCGCCTGCCGCCCTCTTCTCAATGATCAGCGAGTCCGGGTTCCACTCCTTCCACTTCTCCAGCGCCTTCTTCTTCAGGTCCGGGAACTCCATCCGCGCCTGGAAAGCATCCAGAAGGATGACGTTCGGGGCCATGTTCCCGTGCCTATCCTCCCTGTCAAACACACCCCATGTGGTACAGGCAGAGAAGTCCGCCTTGTTGTGCTTCTCAAAGGCCGTATCCCAGCTCTGGATGATGTAGTTGCAATGGGGTGGAGACTCATCCGCCCACATCTTCCAAGACTCCCGCTTGACGATTGCCCCCTCTTCAGAGGTCGGGTTCTGCTGGTACTGAGCCTCCCACTTGGCTACCGTCAGTTCTGACTTCAGAGCCTGAAGCTCCTCCATCTTCCAGAAGGAAGGCCACAACGGCTTACCAGAAGGAAGAATCGCCGGGAACTCGATCACCTCCCACTCATCAGTGCCATCCTTCGCACTCGCCTTCAAGATCTTGCCAGTCAGATCCCTGGTAGACCACCGGGTCATCACAATGACAATCGCACCCCCAGGCTGTAAACGCTGCCGCGGGCCAGATGTGTACCACTCATAAACAGCGTCGTACACCTCCGGATTGTTCTGCTTCGCCTCCTGCTCACTGTGAGGATCATCAATGATCAGCAGATCCGCACCCTTACCGGTAACCGCCCCACCAACACCAATGGCAAAGTAGTCCCCGCCCTTGTCAGTGTTCCATCTACCAGCAGCCTTCGAGTCCGCAGACAGCTTCGTCTGAAAAACCTTCTTGTACTCCTCGCTCTGAACCAGATTCCGAACCTTCCGGCCAAAGCCCACCGCCAACTCCGACGTGTGCGATGTCTGAATGATCTTCTTCTGAGGAAACTTCCCAAGGAACCACGCCGGCAACAGGTACGAAGCAAACTCACTCTTCGTGTGTCTAGGAGGCATGTTGATGATCAACCGCTTCAACTTCCCCTCAGCGATCCTCTCAAAAGCATTCGCCATGATCTGATGATGCCGGCCAGATATAAACCCCGGCCACATCTGCTGAACAAAGAACAAGAACGAACTCCTGCTCCTCTCCAACTTGTCCATCTCCAGCAACGCAAAGACCTTCCCCCTCTCCGACTCCGGGAGCCTGTCCACCATCGCCAAATACTGACCAATCTCCTGCTTGCTAAGAAGCATCTTTCACCTTGATCGCATAAAACTTCCGGGGAGACTTCTCCAACAACCCCTGATTCACAAGCTCACACACCATCCGGTGAATGTTGGACTTCGACCTCAAACCCAACACCTTCGCAGACACATGGTAAGACGGACTCACACCATACTTCCTGATGTACGCCCGGATGAACTCATACAACCTTTTTTGCTTCGGAGTCATACAAAGCCTCCCACGCCTCCAAGCTGTAGAAGGCCGCCTCCACAGCCATCTTCCTCGCCCCCTCCAGATCCTTCCTCAAGAAAGCCTCATGCAGCTTTCGCAACGCCCTCTCCGCCATCATCGTCGGGTAAGCGTAATCCTTGATCTCATCCATCGCTATCTCCACGAACAAACGTTCTCATTGTACTTGTGTTTGCACAAAAATATATACCCCCGGGGGGATGCGTTTTGCGGGAAGGGGGGGTGAACGGGGGAAAGATTGAAAGAGCGGATTTGAGCGTATACGCAGACGGGTGGTCGCGACGCCAAACCGGCCCCTCCCCCTCCCGTCCCCCCTCCTCCTCGGCCCCTCACAAGCCCCTACCCCCGTCCCCCGTTTGCACGGTCGCCGTTTGCACGATCACCCGCTCTTGCGCTGCGGCTGCACTAGGCGCAGATGCACGGCGAGCGCTGCTTTCAGATCTGCCGCCGTCAGTGGCCGGTCCTCTGTCTGCGCCTGGACGTCGCGCCACATGCCGGATGCTCGTCCGAGTAGCTCCAGCGCCTTCAACTGACTGCCTTCCTGCCGCGCCGCTTTGCTCAGAACCACCAACCGCCGCATGACGTACCGCCGAGTAGCTGCAACATCCTCCGCTACCGCGTCTTGATGCTCATCATCACCCGCTTGAATCAGCGTCTGTATCCGTGGATCTCGGCTCAACTTGTAGGCG